CTAAATTCTGCGGGGTCTGCCTACTGCTTTTTTCAGGTCTTCCGGTCTACTTTCTAACCAATCAGACAATTTTTTTAAGTTCCATCTTCGACCTTTTGTGGTCTCGGTGATGTACTTTGGTTTCGGGAATCCCTTCAGACAAATAATTGATGCTTTGAAATATCCTTTTTCGTAACTTAAAAACTCTGCCGCCTGATCATCTGTTAGCCAAATGTCAGAGGGCGGCAGGGCAATAATAAAATTACCCATGCTTGCTGCTGCTGTCATGACACCTCCTTTAAACTCTCTACAACACCACTCGGCAACTTGCTCAAATAACAAGTGAACAAGTGATACAACTGATCAGCATTCATTTCATTCACTTCAATCATTGCACCGGTGCCGCTTTTAACTCGCTGTCTGGACCAGCCGCGCATGTTGTATGTGAACTCATTGTCGTAATCCACCGCATTGACGATTGCATTGAATGAGCCAACATCACCGGCAGACCATGTTTCAATGTATGGCTTGTCTTTGGCCACTAGATTATCGAGCTGAAGCTCCGCAAACTGCACATTGGTTAGTTGAATTTCAGTCATGGCCTTGCTCCTGTGCTTCGATCATGGCGGTTTCCAATACGGCTTTAGCGCCCAACTTAACCCCGTGATAAAATCCCTTATTCAAAGCATCCTTAAAGTCTTTGGATTTGCCATCCCAGCCATAAATAACCTGGCATTCCTTAAAAAGACCGAGTCCTTGGTTATGTACTATGGCATCGGGGTGAACTTTCTTAACTAGAACAAACCCTTCCGGCTCCGCTTGGGCTTTGGCCGCTTGCCAACCTGCACGGAACGTATCCCAGTGCTCGTTAATTTCCTCAACTTGCGCCTGCATTTCATGGTCAAGTTCGACATACTGTTGTAACTCATCATCAAATTTGAACGACCAATCTGGTTTGACATTGTTTGATTCTTCAAACGCTTCTCTTTCTTTTTTAATATCCATCAGTCTTCATCCTCCTGAAAATCATCAATATCAAAACGCCATTTATCAATTAGACCGTTTTCATTGATGTTCATGATGATGTAATCGCCATAGCCGCGTTCAGCAGGGCATAAGGTTTTAGGCACGTAACCATCCTCTTGAGATTTAATGACATTGCCATTTAAATCCACTAACTCCCAACCGCAGCAATCAGTGACTTTGTAGTGAACTTTTGCGGTTTTACCAATTTCCCAATTTTCAATAATGCCAGTAGATACGTTGATGACAGGGCACCACAATTCACCTTGTTTACATGGAATGTAATCGCCATTTTCGGTATCTTCTACACCGTTGATTTTGGAGTCTTCCCAATAGCGAACATATGCTTTTACTTGAATTTTCTGAATATCCATCACGCCGCTCCTTTACTCATAAATTCATCCAGCATTTCCATTGGTGTCAACTCTTTACCTGCAAGTAAATTTTTTAAGTACGCAATAGAGCGCTGCTTTGGTGTTGGTTGGTTATATTCCGAATGATTACCATCGTTCACATCGCACCCAGCTCGCTGAATAAAGCACACATTCGCTTCATACCAGTCAAGATTATTTGAGCAATTGGCTCCTGGATAATCCTGACCAACAAAACCTAGAAAGTGATAAATCACGCATCGCTTTGATGTGTCCGCATTGGCAAAAATCACATCAATCCATTGATCTTCTGGTTTTGATTCAAGGTACGGAATGAAATCGCGAAGAAATGATTTATAATCATCACGGTAAACTTCGCTGCAATAAATAACTGGTCGGTTGTCGGTAAAGTATTTTTTACCACACACACTTATTTTCAATTCCATCACGCCACCACTTCTTCAGACAAATGAACACCAACGAAACGACCACCTTCGACACAGAATTTCACTGTGTTCAGATTAAACAGATCGGCAAGTAAGCTGCCCAGCTGCTCTTCATGAATCGTCAACTGGCTTTTACGTGTGACCACAGTTTCAATCTGCTCTTTAAGTTCATTCAACGGCAAAAAGAATGGTTCAGAGCTGTTTTGCTCAGTTGCTACAGGTGTTTCTTGAGTTTCCATTTGTTCTTCAGCTTGAATTAATTGATAGTGAAAGTTGCCCAGGCTACCAGTACGCTCAATCTGGTGGTATCTGCGCAGGTTGTACAAGGCCTTTGAAAATTGCTTATCCGTGATCTGCAGATGTTCTTTGATTGAGCTGAAGAACAGGCCATCCGGGTGATCTTGCAGAATGGCCAGCAGATCAACCTGGATATCTTTAACCGCCTTGGTCGGTACAGCAGATTCTGTTGTTTCAGCTGTTTTGGCCACTGGTACAGGTTGCGGCTGCAAATCAATAACCGGGCGCGGGGCATCTGCCAAAAAATAAACGCCGTCTTCTTCACGAACATCAATTGCAGACAGGATGTTCTTAACGGTTTTAATGCTCAGGCGACATACGCCCATCAATTGATTGACGGACAAACCCATCGGATCATTGCGCAAAGCTTCGACCACTTTGTCTTTTGATTTTTGTAGAGCTGTTTGCTCATGTTGTCTTTTAATTTCGGCTGCAGAACTCATCAGGCCACCTTTAAATCAACGCTAATTAAATGATTTTCAAATTCTTGTCCGAGCTCGAAAGCTGCTTGGTTACCACCCAGATCCGCCGTCACCAAAACATGGTGATGGCGTTTCTTGATTTGGCGGTCACTGGTGTTGGCAACAAAGCCTTGACCAGTGATTCGGACGACGTATCCTAATTTTTCAAACCAGATTCGGAATGCCAGGGCATTACGTGGTTTGACCACCTTTTTCATGCCACAGTCTCCAGTGCTTTACGCAAATATGAATCAATGTTGTCTTGGCCCAAAAACCACTTCACATAGTCTTTTGGTACTTTGTTCAGTTCCACGCCCTTGTGCTTACCGAATGGCATCACTTTAGGAATACGTGCCTGCTCAGAAAGTACATACAGGCTGTTCATGTCTTTAATGCCCAGCTTTGAGCAGATGTTTTTTAAGATGATGTAGGTGAACCAGATGTCATATTTCGCGCTGTGTGCATTGCGCAAAAGGTCACGGGCCTTGTTCTTGTCAGCGCTCAGGAAGTAAAACAGGGCGCTTAATGTGCGTGAATCATTCTCTGGCCAGACTGTACGTGCCAGGGCCAGCGTGCAGATTGTTTTAATGTCACCCGGAACCGGGCCACATTTACCGATTGCTTCAATGTCATAACCGATGTTGTGGCCAATGATGTAGTCCACACCCTCTGGCAGCTTGAAAGTGTCATAACCCGGCTTGTCAGCAATGTCACTTTCCAGAATGTGATGCACTGCCATGGCGCCGTATGCGATTGGCTCAGGGCATGAGAAATATTCATCAAACAAACGCGATGAATCAAACTCCAGTGGACCTTCTTTAAAGAAGCAAGGTGCATAGGCGATTTCAATCGGGTACCCATTAATTGTGTGGGTTTCAGTATCTAAAATTATTGCTTTCATGCGCTGATAGTTTCCTTCGCTAATTTTTCAATGTCTTTTTTTACTGCTGGTAGTTTCTGAGCTTCGATTTCAGCTAAAGCATCCAAGCCCAGGTATTCACAAACGGTTTTAGTGTCCAGACCGCGTTCATCAATAAAGCCCTGCAGATCTGCCAGCTGCTGATCATTCAGTCCGTTAAATTCCGGTGGATCAATCCAGGCGTTGCGCTGCTTATCAAACGTGCACCCCAGTTCTTTTGCGCGCTGGACCATTTCGGCACGCATAGCCTTGTAATTTAGATGCGTGTCATCAAGCGCTTCAGTCAGCTGGTTTAAGTCACTTGCATACTGAGCTTCAGCACAGCTTTGCTTCCAGTTTTCAAGTTCTTCATTGGCTTTTGCCGCGGCCAACTGGGCAGGGGTAAGTGTGTTGATATGGTCTTTGGCCTGCTGAATCAGATCTGCTAAAAACTGCGGATGATCTTTCAGGTCTGGCACCCACACTTCACCAGTATCACCACCTAAGGCGCCTGAATTTTTGGCATGGTGAGTTGGCGACGGTCGAAAGCTAATTACCCGGGCATTCTTGCCTTCACCGGTAGTGACAGTGGTCAAATAGCCCATGATGTCCGCAATGCGGTACAGCTCATTTCGGTTTTTACCGCCCAGATCTGGACGATAGATAATCTGATCGCCGTTTTGATCTTCTGAAGCGTGAGCAATAAACACGACATCTTTCCCCAGGCTGATCAGCATGTTGATGTAGTTCTTAAAGGTCTGGTTAGCCAAGCCCTGGGCTTTCAGTTTTAAAGCACCATCTTTCTGGCGGTTGTTAGCCGTCAGCAGCAGGTGGGTTTTGATGCTTTCCAGCATCGCGCCCACAGTATCAATTACCACGGTGTTGTAAGGTGCCAGGTCTTGCGGGGTGAGGTTAGTCACATCTGCCCATTGCTGGACCTGCACCACAGCACCGCGACGCAGCTCACCAGTACGGTGAGCACCACGATCGAAGTCAAACGAGATTGCTTTGTCTGCAGTAAAGCCAAGTGATGTTTTGCCCAGACCAGGATCGGCGTAAATGTAAGTGATGATGGCGCTCACATTTAAAACCTGATCTGCAGTAATAATTGGTAAAGCCATGATTGATCTCCTTATCTAGCCCAACCCATACGACGCTTATATGCTTTGCGCTCGTAGGATGGGATGTGTGATACCTGTAATGCCTGAGCCAAAGTTTTACGACGCTGATAAGCAGCTTCACGTTCAAAATTGCTCATGATCCACGGGCGGGCAACGTGTGTTTCAAGAGTGACCAGCTCAAGGCCATCATCGCGTTCGATGTAGAAGCGGTGGCCGATGCGTACATAGACATGAGGACCAAGGCGCATACGCATATTGCCGTTAGCATCAGTGCCCAGGTAGTTAGAAAATTGTTTGGTGTTAGTCGTCATTACGCAGCCTCCACTAAACGGTGTTTTTCGATATAGCCTTTGATCAGCTGGTTGATGTTGTAGTGGTCCACGTGATCGGTGAAATCGTTATAAGGATTGCCATTGGCATCGAAAACCTTGATTTCACCCAGCTGCTGAACTTCAACCGCAGTAAATTCCGAGCCTGGAACGCCGTAGCTGTCCTGGAAGGCTTCAACAGTGAAAGGGACGTGAACGCTAAAGCCATCCAGATTAATGACTGCACGACCTTCGGTTTCAGAAGTCATCACCAAAGTGCTGATGCCGTACTCAGAAGGCGCAACCTTAGGCTGATAAACAGGTGCGTAGGCCGCCTGTTGTGGCTTGTATGCCAGGGCCAAACCGCCAACGGTTACAGAAGCTGTAACGATTGTGATGGCCAGGGTATTGAAAGGAGTGAATTTTCTGTTCATACTTATCTCGCAGTTTTGCAAAGCCCAGTTCCCGTCGAAAGTAGCTGGGCTTTTTTGTTGTCCGTGAGATAAATATGAACTATTGGTTCAATTAAGTCAAGAACTAAAAGTTCAACATTTTGTATTATTGAATTATTAGTTCTGATTTGTGCTTTAATAGACAAAAGAAAACCCACCGCTGGGGTGGGTTGATTGGAATGATTCGGGTTATTGTATATCGTTAAGCGATTTTAAAATAAACTTAGGTTTGCTGTTGCCAATGGTAATTACAGTGAATTTAACCTTTACTGGTTTCAGCAACCAGTTTTTGACAATTAATTCTGGTTGAGAGATATCTTTGCTAATCTTGCCCTTAATTAGCTCTTTATCAATTTCAGTCTCAAACTCAAAGTTTCTACTGGCTGGCAGGGCACCACTAAAAACACCTTTGTAAGTAACAATCTCCTCATGGATATTATTGTCATTGAGTCGGTATAGGGCTGATTCTAATTGCTGTTTACTAGAAAATCTGAAGAATTTATTGTTGAACTCCAGTCCACATTTTGCATCTTGCTCGTTTAGGTAATTTAAAAACTCATAAATTTTAGATATTGCTCTTGGGTGTATTTCCTCCACCAAGTCACTTAAATCATCATCGCTTCCTGTTGCTGATACCTCAAAAAGTGCCCTTATGTCATCTACAGCTTTTTCAACAATAGATTGTTCAGGGCATAAGTCAAAGCTATCTGGTTTCGGTAATTCAAATTCAAACCCAAAAGACCCAATAGCAGTACCTGTGATCATTAAATTATTGATGTTTTTATCAGGAATTGGCCCTTTAAAATGCAGAGCCCCTGTTAAACCCGCAGACACTGCCGCAACAGCATTAGCAAAGAAATCTGTGGCTTTGGAGGCAAAAATAGCAGATATAGCCTGACTCCCAACAACAGGTCCACCACGAAAAGTTAATCTTGCTTTTTTTGTAATATGAAATGGATTTATACAACCGAGCTCATACTCAACTTCTTCTAACCTACTTTCAATACCAAGCCTATCTATTACGTTATCTAAAGGGATATTATCTAATAATTCCCTGAGAGTATTAGCCTCAGAGGAAAGGTTTGCATACATGGTTGCATTCATTACGCTATTCCTCCATTTTGAGTAAGTATATTAAAAGCAGCCGCATCCTCTTGTGGTGAAAGTTCTACTTGAATGAAGCCTTTCCACATATTATCACTTTTACGGTGAGACCACATACTGTACCAATAAGTTATTCGAGCAATTAATTCTGGTGTTAAATTTTGTCCGAGAATGACAGGATATGCATCAACCTTAAACTCTGATTTCGTAAACTTGGTCTTTAACAAATCTCCTGTTTTTGGAAGAAAACTAGCCTGTGTTTCATCTTGTGGTAAGTTGAAAAATGTTACAACATCAATGTCACTCGGAGGTCTCTCTTCAAGAGTTTCAATATCAGTGGTAAAACTACCATCCAACCATTGATAACCAGATACAATACCAACTTTATAAAGCTCAGCTCTGTATTGTAAGAATCCATTTAAAATATTTCTTCTTTCATTGGTATAAGAAAAAAGATCAATAAACTCAGTTATGGGGAGCTTGTACGGTGATCTTTTTACGCTTGTCCCATCGTGCGGGTCTACCGGAGGGATTACTCCAGCAGAATTAAAAATATTAGGTTTTAAACTCACACTGTACCCCATAAGATATATCAATTCCCCGATCTGTTTTAAATGCTGCGTCGGGTTCGCAGTATACCCAAGCCGCATATAGCGGCTTTTTAATTTTTTAATATTTAAATTCTCTGTGGTGCTGGACCACTACACCAATAATCGAAATTTCAATCTGTGTGGAGTTATAGGTCGGGTAATCTGGGTTTAGCGGCACCAGCTCGATAATGTCCACGCCATGCTCATTGATCCCGATGACACGATATTTCTTGAAAGTAGTTAAGGCTGAGCCATGTTGAATTTCTTGAGCTACAACTAAGGAACCGGGTACTGGAACCTTTGCTGCATCCACAACAATTTCATCACCTGGTTTAAACTCGGGTGCCATGCTCATCCCATCTACAATAAGCGAGAAGACAGCCTTGGGGTTTATGCCTTCATAAGTCGTATATGTTTCACCCCTAGGGTGTAAGCCGTCATAAGCAACTTCACGCCATGCGCCTGCTTGAACAAAATCTAACACTGGTATCTTTCTCAGTAATTTTTCTGATGGTCTTACATTGCCAAACACCTCGCCGGCATATGTTTTTTGTTCTGAATCACCAGTTCCATTTAACAGCCACTCAGCAGATACGCCAAGGAAATCAGCCAGCAGGGGGATTTTTGACGTTTCTGGAATTGCTTCACCTTTCAGCCACTTTCCAGCGCCCTTATCAGAAACATCAAACTCTCGGCTCAGTACCCGTGCACGTCCACGAACAGGATAATTTTTATCATCCATAGCCTTATGAATTCGCTTGGCAAACTCTTCCTTAATTTTTTCTGTAGAACTATTCATTAGAAAAACCCTGTGAACCATGAGTTCAATAATAATTAGTATTGAAAGAACTATCAGTTCTTGTTAAAGTTGAACCAAAAGTTCAGTATGGAGAATTAATGTGAACTTGAAGTCATATATAGATCAGGCTGGTGGAGTGTCCGCTGTAGCAAATATGCTCAATATCTCAAACCGCGCTGTTTACAAGTGGTTGCACAAAAATGAGTTACCGCGAACTGAATATACCGGCGAAACAAACTATTCAGCGACTATTGAGAAGGAAACTGAAGGCAAAGTCCTTAAGCAGAACCTTTTAAAAGTCGGTAAGCCTAAAAATGCCACCGCCGCATAAATCAATTATCAACTGATTGATTCTAATTAAATACGTTCAAAGGAATCACAAATGAACATTGTAGACGCGGCTTATCACACGGTGCACGACTACCCAGGCGGTGCAAATGCACTGGCTCCACGCATGGGTATTAAAAGCCCGGCTGTTCTCAACAGCAAAGTAAATCCGAATACCGATACGCACCATATTTCACTTGTTGAAGCCTCAAAACTCATGGCCATTACAGGCGATCCACGCATTTTGCAAAGCCTCAATGCTGAACATGGGAAAGTCGCTATTGATTTACCGGTCATTCCCGAATGCCGGGATTCTGCACTGACAGAACTGATTTTGAATATGGGAATTGCTGGTGGGGATATACAGGCGGTTTTCAAGGAAATGATGGCTGATGGCCGGGTAACGCTGGGAGAGGCAATGGATATGTCCAAAGTCATCCACACGCTTCACATGGTCTTAGCTGAACTGGATGCACAGGTCCATGCCTGTGTTGATGAAAAAGAAAAAGCCTGATGGTCAAGATCAGGCTTTTATGCTCACAAGTCATGAAGGAAAAATGAACATGAAATCAAATTTAGCATATGAACCACAGCTACCTCAAGGGCAAGTAGTTCATTTCCCAAAAAATGAGCGCAAAGCTATGTCAAATAAAGAAGAGCGCTACACAAGAATGCCTAACTCTTTAATTGACGACCAGATAATGGCGCAATTAAACGATAAAGCTTTTAAGTGCCTTATGTTCATTGTGCGGCAAACATCCGGCTTTGATCGTACATCTCACTCAATCTCAATTACCCAATTTCAGAAGTATTGCGGTATCAAAAAACGTGACACGGTGATGACCTGCATCAAGGAACTGGAAGATAAAAAACTCATCAAAGTTGAGCGTAAAACCGGCTGTTTAAATGAGTACAGTTTGACCCTTAACCAGTCCCATGAAACGGTACCACCTTCAAACGGGACTAGTCCTATTGAAGGGGACGGGACTAGTACCACGAAACGGGACGGGGGTAGTCCCAGCAAAAGGGACGGGACTAGTACCGTTGAACGGGACCCTATTAAAGAAACACTTAAAGAAAATATTAAAGAAAACTTTAAAGAGTGTAACGCGCAAGAAAATTCAGTCGATCAGGTTTTGCAAATCTGGACACCTGATTTGCACTCACTGAATTCCTGGTTACAGCGATCAGGTGAAGCCAAAATGACCCAAGAGCAGGTCGATCAAATTCTGCTTGAGGTGAATGCGTATTACGAACCCCGTTTGAACGCTGGCTCACTCACACCGACCCAGATGTATGCAAATTTCGTGAAGTGGGTGAAACGCAGCAAGGTTGGCCAAAGATCGGCTCAATTCGAAAAACCACTGAGTCAGCCGGGTCATTCTCGAAACGTCAACGATGCCTGGGGAGAGATCCAGCACTACGCGCCGTGCACCGATGACATTGAGCTGGGGGATTTGATATGAACTCAACCGCTGTTACTCAGCAATTCAATCTTGAAGTCAGTCACGAGCTTTGTGCAATTCACGCAGAGCCAAAACTGATCACCGGTGGTGGCCCGATTTGCGGTACCTGTGCCAAAGAAAAACTGAACCAGGCAAACCGTGAACACCAGAAGCAAGTTGATACCGAAGTGCGTAAAAAACACTTTGCCGGTGCTAAGTTGCCAGCCCGTCATGCTCAAAGCGGCTTTGCTGAATACCAGACCCAGAACGATGGCCAGAAGCTGGCAAAAATGACCTGCATGAAATTCACCAAGGATTTCATTGCCGGTAAAACACGCAACCTGATCATGGTGGGCCGTACGGGTACCGGTAAAACACATCTGTCTTGTGCAGTGGCAAGAAACGTATTGGAGCGCGGTAAATACGCCCGTTACATCACTTCCGAAGATATGGCCAATGAGATTGCCAATGCCTGGAAGAAAGAGGCTAATGACAGCGAATCAAACGCAATCTACCGGTTTACAGAATATGACTTGCTGATCCTGGATGAATATGGCCTGCATGACCGACATGAAAACCGTCTGCAGCTGGTCCACAAGGTTTTGTATTCCCGTTATGACGAAGGCAAACCAACGATGCTGATTTCAAACTTTACGCTGGAAGAACTGCGTAAGGATTTGGGTGACCGCCTGTGGTCCCGTTTCCAGCACGATGGCCTGGATATGGTGGAGTGCAATTGGTCTGATGCACGTATGAGAGGTGGGGTGTGAGTATGCAGGTAGGCAATTGCGTAAAAGTCGACTTCACATCTGAATCAAGCACTGAGTTTTCAGGTGCCCGATTCACTGGCCGGGGAGTTATTGACCGCCTGGAAGATGGGCGCGTATTTGGACGTCTGGATGATGGCCGACCATTCATGTGCTTTCCAGATGATGTTGAGGTTATCCCGGCAGAAGCATGTGAACACGGATATGACGTTGCGTGTTTGTTGTGTGGTTTCGGATCTATTGATGGGGAGCGGGTATGGCACAGCAAAAAGTAGAGCATGACTTTCAAGCCGTGGACTGGTGCCGATCTAAACATGCAGTTGTACAGGGTGAACGGATGATCCTGGTATTGCGACAAATGATGAAGAAATCAGGCCGTACTTCGATAAATGAAATTAACTCATGGATTGGCGGCACCAGAAGACCGGCCAGAACTTTTGCAGACCAGCTGGAGAGAGCGGGTTACATCATCGGTGATGGACAGAAGCCAGAAGGCTTTGTGGTAACTGAAAAAACAAAACAAATATTCACAGTGAAGGTGATCGGATGAAGGACTTAAACAAAGCATTGTTGTTTATTTTCATGGCCATTGGCGCCGTTGTTTTGAAAGTTGGAGGTATGGGGTGAATGACCAGCATCTCACTCGCTGAATATAAAAAACTATACGGTGGTGATCGCAAGACTGCCGCCAAAAGGCCGAAAAAGGTGAAGGGGCAGAAAGTCGTTAGTGAGGGAGAAGCGAAACTGGTTCAGCAGCTGAAAGCCTTAAAAATAGATTTTGTACAAGAATTTCAATTTCACAACAAACGTAAATGGAGGGCTGATTTTCATATCTCGAATACAAAGCTTTTGATTGAAGTGGAAGGTGGTATCTGGAGCAATGGCCGGCATACACGGGGCAAAGGTTATTTGGGGGATATGGAGAAATACAACACAGCAACAATGATGGGTTATCAGGTTTTACGGTTTAGCACAGAGCAAGTGAAAAGCGGGTACGCAATTCAAGAAATTAAAAAGATGGTGGGGTGAAGCACTTATGAATGCAGCAGTAGCAGAAAAATTTGAACAATTTGAGTGGTTGACCCGTGGCATCACAGCCAAGTCACCGAACTTTGAGCCAACTGTCCGCGGGACTGGGGAGCAACCTTTGAATTATGAAGATCGCTTGGGTGCCATTGCATCTATGGAGACGCAGCTGGCCAAGTCAGTGACAGCATTGATTGTTTTTGATGGGAAATGTGAAAGTGATTATGAGTATGTACGTAATCACCTGGTCAACATCATGCTTAACAACGCGGCGGAAGATAAAAAGCGGGAGCCGGAACACATCACCATGAATCACCTGGCGTACCTGATTGCGCGTATGGTGATTGACTTTGCTCTTGATCCGCAGCTTGAGGGGAATTTTACAGCACAGGGCCGGTTGTATTATGCAGGTATCAATAGCCACCAGATGACTACAAATGTTTATCGCCTGACCTGGAAGCCGTATGAAAACCTTATGAGTATGGCGATTGACTCTGCGATTGATGAAGCATCCAAGGCAATTGAAAAGTATAAAAAAAATACTTACAAAGAAATGAAGGCATAGGTCTATCATTCTTGTGATAACTAAGCTATAGTTTTTATATACTGGTCGTATTACGGTTTACCCGAGACCAAGTCTTAAAAGCTCATCGAAAGGTGGGCTTTTTTGACATTATTTATTCATAAAATTAAGTGATAATGCCTTTTTGTTTTTGAGCTCTAATTGAAATGGCGATTTTAACTGTTAAAAAACTAGAAGATACTCTCGGTAAATTAGTGGCTGAAGGCAAAAAGCCTGAAAAGATTTTATTAGGCTATAAAGCGTATGGCGAGCTAATGAATGATCGTAGCTTTTTTGAGGAAGTGGCTGGCTCGGCAATGGATCCAAACAAACGAAAATATAAAAATATTAAAATTAAGGTTACTCAAGACGAATACCAGTTTAACGTGAAATGTCAAAAATAGGTTTAAGCATCAAGGAAAGCTCGCCAAATGGTGGGCTTTTTTGTTGCCTGAAATAAAGCGCCATTAGCTCAACTGGAAAGAGCATGGGTTTTCTATACCAATGGTTGTGGGTTCGAATCCTACATGGCGTGCCAGATAAAAAAGATTGATTATTAAGTGATCTTTTTGAGTAAATGATAATCAAGTTATTAATAAATATAACTTAATTATTACGTGTTAAAACATTCTGCATATATTTCTTATACTTAGTTGTGATGAGCAAATGATATCTTGTGTTCATTCCTAGAACCTTACGAAAACAAATAAAAGATGATTTAAATCCTGCCTGTTTAGCCCTCCAGCTAAGCAGGCTTTTTATTGCAAGGTTCAATTTAAGGGTACAGCCTTGCATATAATATTATTATGTATATAATGCGGGCCAGATTCTATGGCTGTAGTTTCTATTAAGTTTCTACCTCCTTTCCCTGTAAAGGAGGTATTTTTTTATCTGGAGAAAAGTATGCTCCAATTCCTGCAAAGATTATTCTGCTTCCACGCTTATGAGTTCGATTACAACACTAAGCGTGGGTACACGTATGAATGCCGTAAATGTGGTAAAGATTACTGATTTCTCCATAGCCGAACGGATTTCGGCACATAGAGCCCCGCTACATACTAGATATTGGCGGGGTTTTTCTTTTCTTATTGGTGGTACCCATGGACACAATAGAAGCAAAACGGAATTTAGAAGTTCTGGAAAATAACCGCAGCCGATTGATGAATTACAACCATCTGTATTCAAGCTATGCATTTAAAGAAATGTGTGGTGCGGAACTCCGCAAAGTAAATAAGCAGATTGCCGGGATAGAAGAACAATTAAATGCGGAATCCAAAAAGACTCGCAGCAATCAGAAAGTTGCCATGCATTCGGTGCGGTAATCCCAATAGCCAGGCTGCTCATTCAAATAGTTCAGGACATGGTAAAGGCAGGGGTATAAAAGCTGACGATGCTTACACGGTGCCGCTTTGCGTGGGATGCCATCAAAGATTCGACCGTTTTGAGCTTGGCACCCGGACCGAGAGCGAAACCATGTTTGAGAAGTGGCTGGTTAAAACTGAATTGATGATGAGAAAAGGTGATGAGGTGTTTTGATGAATGCGAAAGTCAAACTCGAACCTGCTTGCTTTGTCATTAAGTCATTTGAGGAAGTAGGTCGTGCCATTGCTTATATGCACAGACACCATGCAGTAGCGTGTGAAGATGGTAAGCCATTGGTAGTGCGTATAGATCAGAAACAGGAAGATCGAAGTAAGGCGCAGAACCGCCTTTATTGGCTTTGGGTCAGCCAGTGGGCAAAGCATCAAGGCACTGATAAAGACGCAGAGCATTTATTTTTCAAGAAGCAATTCTTAGCACGTATTTATCATCGTGATGATGTAGGTCAATACAGAAAGACGTTTGCAGCAGTAAAGGTTTTGAAAGATCAAAAGCACCCGATGTATCAGCAAGTAGCCGATGGGTTGAATGAATTAATCACGACGACTGACGCAAGTGTTGGGCAGTTTACTGAGTACCTAAATGACATTCATGCATTCTGTAATAAACATGGGTGCTATCTGCATACACCTGATGATTTGATGTATTTGAGGGAGTGAAGATATGGCGAACCTAACGCCTAAACAGCAAAGGTTTGTCGAAGAATATCTGATAGACCTAAACGCTACGCAAGCAGCGATTCGTGCGGGGTATAGCGAAAAGACAGCTCAAGAGCAATCATCGCGCCTGTTATCAAATGTTATGGTTCAAGAGGCGGTGCAGAAAGCCAAAAACAAACTCTCAAAACGCACAGAATTAACCGTTGATATGGTTGTGCAAGGTCTACTCAAAGAGGCACAAGATTATGCGGAAGGCTCTACACAATCAGCGCGTGTTTCTGCTTGGGCGCATCTTGGAAAGCACTTAGGCATGTTCAAAGACAAAATTGAGCATTCAGGCGACCCAAACAACCCAATCAACATGAGTTTAAAGGTGGTATTCGAAGATGATGGAGAAACGAGTACCAAGTAAATTTAAGCCGCTCTACACACATCTAAAAAACAACAAACTGTTCTATGTGTATCACGGTGGCCGTGGCGGTGGTAAGTCTTGGGAGATTGCAGACTTTCTGCTGATTGAAGGCGCAAAACAAAAGCACCGCATTCTTTGCTGTCGTGAAGTGCAAAAGTCAATTAAACAGTCTGTGCATAAGTTATTGTCAGATCGCATTGTTGCATTAGGCTTAGGTCACTTCTATCAAATCTTAGAAACAGAAATACGTGGCATAAACGGCACTGAATTTAGCTTCGCTGGCTTACTGAATCATACAGTTGAATCAGTTAAGTCATTCGAAGGTGCAACAATCACATGGATTGAGGAAGCGCAGACAGTGAGCGCGTTCTCATTGTCTATTTTGATTCCCACGGTCGTTCGTACTTCTAAGCCAATGGTTATCATGTCAATGAACCCAAAGCTACCAAGTGACGCTGTTTATTCGCAATACGTGCTTGGTGAGCGTGACGACACGGTTGTGGTGCAGATTAACTACACGGACAACAAGGAATGCCCAGCCGAGTTGATTGCACTAGCTGAGCAAATGAAAGCCGATGACTACGATCAATATGAACATATTTGGCTTGGTAGACCGAAAGAAATTGCAGATGGTGCAATCTACAAGGCTGAGTTTGAGCAGATCAAGCGCGAAAACCGTATCTGCAAAGTTCCGCATGACCCGAATTTACCTGTTTACACGTCATGGGATTTAGGGATTCTTGACCCGACTGCAATTTGGTTCTTTCAGATTTACGGTAAAGAAGTCCGCGCAATAGATCATTATGAAGCAAACAATGAGCCGTTGTCGCATTACGCTCGTATTCTCGATGAGAAAAAGCAGCAATACGGCTATCAGTACGACAAGCATTTTGCGCCGCATGACATTGCAGCGCGTGATTTATCTAGCGGTGTAAGTCGTGAACAAACAATGGCTAATCTCGGTTATCGAATGAGTAAAGGCGCAAGGCTTGGTGTTGAAGATCGTATCGAAGCATCACGCCAGTTCTTAAAAAACTGTTGGTTTGATGCTGAAAAGTGCAAACACGGTATTCGTGCATTACAAAACTATCGTCGTGAATTTAACGACAAATTAGAGCAATTTAAGGCAACACCAGTTCATGACTGGGCTTCGCATAGCTCGGATGCATTTGGTGAGGGTGCGATCAATATTAACAAGATGACAAAGGCAACTGAGTCAGCGCCACCGCCACCGCCGCCGCGTCAAAACTCTTGGATGGGATAACATGAAAGAATTTTGGAATGATATAAAAATACCCCTGCTTTGTTTATTGTTTTTAAGTATTGGGCCTGCACAGTGTGCTTACGACAACTATGTAAAGTGGCAAGTTGCCAAGGCTGCTAAAGAGGTAGCTAAATGAGTGAAAACAAAGAAGATCAAAGCATTCTTGATGCAGCAAAGAAGTTTCGCACATACGCCGAAGATTATTGGCGTGAGATTTACGATAAGGGCTTGGAAGATAAGCGTTTCGTCACAGTTGAGGGTGCGCAATGGGAATCAAGAGCACTCAAGATGCGACAAGCGCAAGGTAAGCCAACGCTTGAAATTAATTTAGTGCGTACTTATGTGCAGCAGCAAATTAACACAATGCGCCAAAACCGACCACAGGCTAAGGTTGTGCCGGTGGATTCTGGTGCCGACCCTGAAATTGCTAAAGTGATGGAAGGCTTGATTAAAGATGTTGAGGAAGCATCAAGCTTTGAAAATGCTTTAGATGTTGCAGCAGCGAATCAGGTGCATTCTGCAATCGGTTTTTATCGAATCGTGACTGATTACGTGAACGAGCAATCATTTAATCAAGAGCCACGCTTTCAGCCAGTTGTGAATCCGCAAGCCGTACTTATTGACCCGCTTTCAAAAGAGCTAGATGGCTCAGATATGAGCAAGGCTTTAGTATGTGAATGGGTTGATAAAGATCAACTTGAGCTTGAATACGGCAAAGAAGCCTATTCTGATTTTGAAATGGAAGGCAACACGGATTGGCACAACGAAACTGAAAATACTGTATGTGTTGCTGAATATTTTTATAAAGAACAGGTTGCAGATACGCTCTATATGCTCGCAGATGGTACGACAGAGTTTAAATCTGTGCTACTGGAAGAATGGGATGAAAGCGAACTTGAGCAACTTGTTGTAAATGAGCGCAAAACATCACGTACAGAAATCAAATGGGCTAAAGTCACAGGCTACAAAGTTTTGGAAACAGGTGTTTTCCCTGGTCAATATATTCCAATCTTTCCCGTATATGGCGAAGTGACTTGGGAAGAAAACAAGCGCCACGTTTTTTCACTTGTTCATTATGCAAAAGATGCACAGCGGCTGTTCAATTACTGGAAGTCTACTGAAGCGCACATTCTGCAAAAGAACCAAGACGAAATGACCATTGTGGATGACCGTGGCATTGCAGGCTTTGAAGAGTGGCAAAATCCATCGGGTGCGGCTTATCTTCGATTCAAAGCAACAGATGAAAGTGGCAATCAGATTCCATACCCAACCAAGTTAGGTGCAGCAGCACCACCGGTTGGCATTCTGAATGCAAGTGAATCAGCCAAAGCACTTATCCCAGATATTCTAAACATGCATGCGCCGCAAATGGGGCAAGATGTAAATCAGCAATCAGGTGTGGCGATTGGTTTGCTTCAACGCCAGTCAGACACAGCACAATTTCACTTTCAGGATAATCTAAACAAAACAATCCGTCATTCAGCGCGTGTTTTGCTTGGTTTATTCCCAATTTTATATGACACAGAAATGGTGCGTCGTATCGTGGGTGCAGATGGTGATAGCGAGTTGGTGAAGCTGAATGCACAACCTGAAACGCAAGATGAACAATCGCGCGCAATTAACGGCATCTTAAATGATATGTCAGTGGGCCGTTTTGACGTACGCATGGATACTGGTCCAAGCTTCAATACGCAGCGTGAACAGTCGTTTGCACTCATGATGCAGCTTGTGCAGAGTAACCCGGCGCTGTTTAACTTGGTTGCCGATCTAATCGTGATTAACTCGCCATTGCTGAACTCTAAAGAAATTGCAGAACGTGTGAAAATGCTTGTGCCGCCGCAAGCGTTGGGCCAAGACAAGATCGACCCTGAGCAAGCTAAAGCGCAGATTGCACAGCTTGATCAGCTTGTACAGAAAATGACAGCTGATCTTGAAATGCTACAGCAGCAACTGAATGACAAGAATGCAGAGCGCAATATTGAAGTCTTTAAAGCCGAATTGCAGGCGCAAAAAGATATTCAAGTTGCACAGATCAATGCAGCAAGTCGCTCTGATGTTCAGGAATTGCGTAGCGTTGCTGAATTGCTTAAACAGCAAATGAATGGCATCCAAAATGCAATGCAGTACATGCCAGAGCAATGGTTACAACAGGGCGAGGGTGTGGACAGTTACGCACCAAGCCAACCGATTTTACCGCAGTCTGATGGATTTGAGCCGCCACCAGATATGACGCAATCAGACTTACAAGACCCTGCCAATGAGCAGGGTTTTTTAATGCCTGAAGAAAGCGCTCAACAAGACTTCGCTCCCGAGATTAGCCAATTCGGGGACAGCGCAACGGCTGAAGAAGGTGGATTGATTCCACCATTGGAGAATTTAAATGACAGTGGACAATTCTGAAGCTCAAGACATCGTTGATACCACCGCAACGGAAAACACAGGTGCTGAAAGTCAAGAGATTAAGGAATGGGGTCAGGACGAAACACAGGAACCTGAACAAGCTCAAGATGAAAATCAAGAGCCTGTAAAACAGAATCCTGAACCTGAAAAACCTAAAAAGTCACGCGCTCAAGAGCGTATTGAGCAGTTAGCACGTGAAAAGGCTGAATTAGCGGCAAAACTTGCAGCTTATGATACCAAGACGCAGGCAACTGAAATCAAGCGCCCTGTGATTGATGACTTTGAGGATTTTGGTGAATACGAAGCAGCACTTGAGAAATATCACATTGATCAAGCTGAAGCGCGTGTTTTAGCAAAGTTGGATGAGCGTGAATCACAGAAATCGGAGCAGCAAAAACAGATTGAATTTCAAACTGCGGTTGCTGAAATTGAAGAAGCGGGCATTGACTTTCAAGCGTATTCGCAAAAAGCCAATGAGCTGCCGCAACTTCCTGTGACGCTGGACCAGTTCGGCTTATCAGCAAAAGAAACACTGCTGCTCGCTAAAGATTTGCTCGATGATGAAGATACCTACATTGCGATTTCTCAAATGAATCCAGTGCAGGCGGCAGCACGCATCGGACAGATCATTGCTTCAAAGCAACCCCCAAAATCTGCACCACCTGTCAGCAAAGCTCCACCACCAGTTAAGCCGGTTCAGGCCAATGCGCCAACTACTCGCGACCCATCAAAAATGAGTGATGACGAGTGGTACCGGGAGCAAACAAAACAACGAAAGGGTAAATAATTTATGGCTAATACAGTTTTAACACATCAAATGATTGCGCGTGAAGCAGCGAAAATGCTGGAAGAAGAAGCGCCATTCATTGCGAATATCAACAAAGGTCGCCAAGACGAGTTTGGTAAAGACGTTCAGGGCTACAAAAAAGGCGACAAAGTAACTATTAAAATCCCGACTGCTGGTCAAGTGTTTGATGGCGCGAAATTCGGCGGCACAACCGGCGATGCTTCTGATGTGATTGAAGATTCGGTTACTTTGAAGCTGGACACTCAAAAGCACGTTGCTTTAGAGTTTGGTGCAAAAGAAAAGTTACTTGATCTGACTGACTTTAAAGAGCGCATTTTGCGCCCACAGATGCAAACCTTGTCGTCTGTAGTTGAGGCGGATTTAATTCAAAAGGGCTTGCTCAAGGTGCCAAATCAAGTTGCCATGAATCTTTCGGGTACAAATCCATCGAATGCATTGGCGCTTGCACAAGCCAAGCTGAATCAGTACCTGGTGCCAAAGGGTGAGCGCTCTACGCTTCTATCCAACGAAGCGAATATCGCGTTAAGTGGCGAAGTATCGCGCATGTACAATCCGACACAAGTATCGAGCAAAGCGTACTTGAGCGGGTATGTTGCATCAGCTTATGGGTCAGACTTGTATAACCACCAATCAATCTCTGTTCACAACAATGGCACCGCTGCAACAATCACGATTGCCGGCGCTGATCAGGCTGGTGACACACTGGCATTGACAGCTGGTACTGCTGGCACCTTGACCGAAGGTACAGTGTTTACCATCGCTGGCGTCAATGCTGTGCATCCACTGACCGGCCAAGACCTCGGTGTATTGCAGCAGTTTGTAGTGCGTGAAACTGTAAACGTGGGCACAGGTACTCAAGTTAAAGTATCACCTTCATTGAAAGCAACAGCGCCTGCGAAAACGGTTAGTGCGCTGCCTGCAAACGGTGCTGCTGTAACCGTGGTGTCAGTGAACGGCTTCCAGAACTTAATGTTCCATAAAGATGCGTTTACAGCTGCATTCGCACCGCTACCAGTGCTTGCTTCGTGCGAAGGTTACACGGCTCGTCTGCCTTCTGGTATCTCAGTACGTGTCATGACTTTTGGTGATGGTAACAACGACATTGAGCGCACACGTATCGACGTGCTGTACGGCTTTGAAGTAGTTCGCTCGCTTCACGCTTGTCGTATCACTCAGTAATAACTAACCATGACAACATATGCCCGCTATATGCGGGCGTTGTCATTTTTGGAGTAATGAAAATTGGATAATCAGCATAAAAAAATCAAAGGCTATCGTGATTTATCTCAAGAAGAAATTGACTTGATGAATGAAATTAAAGCGATTGGGCCGCAAGTACAAGCCGTTATTGAAAAAGTACAAAAGCACATTTCAAATCAACGATATAACTGTAAATGTGATGCAGGGCAACAGGTTCACGATTTAGATGAATGGGATCGTCTTGAATCTGCGACACCTGAGCGATTTGCTGCCATGGCTAAGACAGATTTCCAAACAGGCCTTATGTACTTAACTCGTGCAGTAGCTCAACCAACAAGCTTTTAAGGTGAAAACATGAACCAAGAATACCCAAAAATGCTCTATTCGGGCGACAAAGAAAGCTATTCAAGCCGCATTATTCACTCTGCAGAAGAAGAGCAGCAATTCCGTGAAATTGGTTTGAGAGATTATGCTGACTTGCCTGATCCAGAGCCAAAAGTCGAAGAAGTTACACCAAGCGAAGCACCACAAGGATTTGTGACCACTGAACAATTTGATGCAGTTGCAGAGCGTTTAGCTGCTGCTGAAGCTGAAATTAAGCAGTTAAAACAAAGCGGCACAAAGACAGTGGATTACAGCACTTTCACCAAAGAAGAATTGCAGGCGCTCATTACTGAGCAAGGCAAAACTTTTAAATCCAGTGACACAAAAGCGGAATTAATCACAATTTTGGAATCATAACAATGCAGAAATTTCGCAAAAAACCAGTGGTAGTTGAAGCAATTCAATATCCATGCGAACACCCAGCACTTCGCAAGTGTGAGTGTCATAAGGATAGTCGTCTTGCGTGTAGTGCTTGCGGAAAGGAGTACATTGAAACACTTGAGGGCATGATGATAGTTCGCCCAGGCGACTGGATTATCAAAGGTGTTCAGGGTGAATTCTATCCATGCAGGCCTGATATTTTTGAACAAACTTACGAACCAGTGGAATAATCTATGAACGTCAGCAAACTAATCAACCTTTCATTAAAACAATTGGGTGTGCTTGCAGCAGGTGAAAATGCCGATGCAAACGAAGTTGCTGACGCAGTAGATGCGCTTCGTGGCTTGCTTGCACAGTGGGCAACGGAGCGTCTTTTTATTTATAAAGTGCAACCGATTGTTATTAATTTAACTGGCGCAGGCGCATATACGCTCAGCGAAACAATTCAATCTGTATCAGATCACGCCAAGCTAGATGATGCAGATATTTTAATGGTTCGAGATTTGAATAACACGGGTGAATATAAGCCAGTGATTTATTCAGAACAAAAACCATATTGGAAATTCCAAGTATTAGAAGATGCAACCAAATTAGAACTTAATGCGCATGTGCTGCCAACTGAACTTGAATCATTCGATGAAATTGAGCTACCAACCAAGTACGAGCGACCACTTATTTTAAGCCTTGCTTTGGAAATTGCTCCTATGTTTGGTGTGGAGCCAACACAAACAATGTTTATGAATCAGCGGCAGGCGGTTGAGTTGTTAAAACGCAGCAACTCGACACCATTTTACGTGCAGAATGATTTACCCGTAGGAGTGCGGCATGGCTGTTATTGATCTACCGATTGTTGGTCAGTCATACCATTTAAAAGATTGGTCGATTGATTGCCAGCGCACATTGAATTTATACCCGCAGGCGGTTGAAAGTGGTAATGCTCCACAAGTATCTGCATTGTTGCCAACCGAAGGTCTAACCAAGCTGTATGAGTTTGTAGGCGAGTCACAACAATATTCAGCAAAAGTACGTGGCATTTATGCGCTGACTGATCGTGTTTTAGTGGTCGTGTCAATGCGCCTAGTCATTATTCAAAATGGCGTGTGGCGTGATGTGGGTTATTTACGTGGACTGGATAAAGTCACGTTTGCTGATAACGGCTTTCAGGTCTTTATGACTGGTAACGATGAGTACGGCTTTACTGGTCATGTGTATGACATTGCGGCAGACACTTTAACCGAAGTGCTTGTTGATAATGGCACAACAGTGGAAAACGGCTTCTTTGGCGCATCAACAGTCACATTTTTAGACTCACGCTTTATTTGGACTGTGCCTGATTCGGGGCGTATTCAATGGTCTGGACTATTAACACATGAAACTGACGCACTGAGCTATGCAACAGCAGAAAGTAAGTCTGACAAGCTAATCCGGGTGATTGCAAACAATGGCTTGCTTTGGTTGATTGGTGAAAAAACAACAGAAGTCTGGGTAAGTACAGGCTCGAACGATGCGCCCTTTGTTCGTCAAACAGGTGCTTACATCCCAACCGGCTGCAAAGCAAAAGATAGTATTGTTGAATTTGGTTCAAGCTTGATCTGGCTGTCTCAAACAGACTTTGGTTCTAATCAGATTGTAATGACACAAGGCTACCAAACGACACGTATTAGCAATCACGCTTTAGAGTCTGAGCTTGCGCGATACCAAAACACAGCCGATGCATACGCTTTTTCATATCAGCGCGAAGGCCATGCGTTCTACATCATTTCATTTCCGACTGACCGTAAAACATGGTGCTATGACGCATCAACCCAGATGTGGCACGAGCGTAGCTGGTACGATGCTGCGAGCTCTAATCATGAGCATCATCGGGCTTACTGTCACTGTTATTTCAACGGCCAGCACTTAGTTGGTGATCGTGAATTTCCGTATATCTATATGCTCGATGCAGATGCTGAAACAGATGACGGGGCGACAATTATCCGTGAACGCACAACACCATGTGTCAGTCCACACGCATCACGCATGATCTTTGATGAAGTCGAGCTGATTTGCCAAGTCGGTCAAGACAGCAACACTAAGCCCACAATTATGCTGGATTGGTCGGATGACCGTGGCAAAACATGGTCAAACGATAGAATTTCAGAAATAGCTAACGATGTCGGCGCCATCGGTGAATACGAAAAGCGCGTGATATTTCGCAGGCTTGGACAGTCTTTTGGTCGTGTATTTCGAGTTCGTATGACAGACGCAGGGCGCTTAATTATGTTGGGTGCCAAGGCAAAGGTGAGATAATGACAATTGCAAAAGTGAATCAGGTGCCGATTCAACAACCCATGTATGTAAACGGCATGTTGCACCAAGTTTGGATTCGATTCTTTGAAAAACTTGGTGCTGTAGTTGATGAAACGGGTGTGTATTCATTGCCCGAAATGAATCAATCTATCATGGATCAGGGTCAGTCAATCTCTAGCATTCAAACGAACATTCAGAATATTAATACCGCACTGAGCAATATTAATAACGCAATCAATGGGATTAATTCTGATATTTCAGGTTTGCAGGGTAGTATCAATACGCTAAATACAAATGTTTCTAATCTGCAAAATAGCGTCAGCACACTAAACACGAATTACACAAATCTTGAAGCGCGTGTGGCTGCATTGGAGGCTGCGCCATGATTACAGTAATGCGTGAACATTGGGCTGACTGTATTGATGAATTGATGCCACTGTGCATTGAGGTTCACAACATTGATGAGCAGCAAACTTATGGTCTGGAGCTTGATTTTGATAGAGAACTGTATATCGAATCTGAAGAAATAGACCAATTTCACTGTCTTGTGATGCGCAAAGACGGCAAGCCAATCGGCTTTCATTGGATTGTGATTAACCCGCTGGCGCGCTTTAAAGGCAAAACACAAGCCTGCACAGATGCAATATTTGTTCTTCCTGAACATCGTCGATATTCAAATTTACTCATCCAATGCAGTGAAAAATACATTAAAGATGCTGGCTGTTTCATGTGGGCATTAGCCACACTTGATGATTGCTATCGCGGTGCGGTGTGGGAGCGTAAGGGCTTTAAAAAAGCTGAAACTATCTTTATGAAAAAGGTGTGATATGTCAAAAGTCATTGGCTCTATTACTGGGGCAAACAAACAAGCAAAAGCAGCTCAACAGGCAGCAAATACCCAGGCAGCAGCATCAAAATACGCATCAGACATGCAAAAAGAAATGTTTGATGAGGTTCGTGCGGATCAGAAGCCGTACATGCAGGCAGGCACACAAGCGCTGGATGGATTAATGGGTTTAACTGGTCTTGGTGGTGCGGATACGGAGCAACTGTTACGCCAAGACCCAAGCTATCAATTTCGATTAAACCAAGGCCTAGATAACGTGCAGTCTAGCGCTGCTGCTCGGGGCGGTTTATTAAGCGGTGCGACACTAAAAGCGCTCAACAATTACGCTCAGGACTATGCAAGCCAGGAGTATGGCAACGCATACAATCGACTCTCGAATATTGTTGGCATGGGTCAAAACGCTGCTGCTGGCGTGGGTAATGCAGGCATGCAAACCGCTCAAGCTGTAGCGAACAATACAATGGCAGGGGCTAACGCTCAGGCGGCAGGTCAGATTGCCGCAGGGAATCGCACAGCGAATAATTTCCAATCGCTTCTTGGTGCAGCAGGCACAATTGGCGGCTTATTTATTTAAGGTGGCAGCATGTTAGACCCAAACATTATTTTACGAGGTCAGCAACAGCAGGCAGACCCGTTTGAATCAGCAGCTAAAGGCATTCAATTTGGGCAAGGTTTGCGTCAATTATTATCAGGTCGTCAAGCTGGAAAAATGGCAGCATTGGCACCTGAGGAGCGACAAGCTTTCGCCAACAAATCAATGTTTAGTCGTGAGTTAAATGCTCAGTTAAAAGCTGATGCGGCTGCTCAAGAAAAAGCAATGTATGACCGATTAAGAACGGAAGCTGAAATCTCCAAAATTGGCAGCGAAGCATTTAAAAACAATACCCAAGGTCAGGGTTATGGCTTGGATAATTCAAGCAAAAGACAGGCAGCTATTGAGAATGTGATTCAACAAGCAGCTATGACCGGCGACCCGGGTCAGGTTTTGATTGGCTTAAATCGTCTAGCAAAGACAGGACTGATCACTCCTGAGCAATATCAGCAAGAAGCAGCAATTGTTCAGGCTATGACACCTGATGACTTACAAAAATATGCTCGGGGCAGTGCATTAACAAATAAAGAAGTGGCTCCTTATCTTTACCAAACCCAAAATAATGCTGCTGACAATGCGCAGTCAGATATTAACAATCAGCGCTCAACAAATGCGTCGATTTATGCAACAGATGTTGGCGCAAGTACGGCTGATAAAAACCGTGCGCAGCAGCAAGAACAGTTTGATGCAAATCTCTATGTTCAGCAGAATAAGCCGTTAGACTACTTCACTGCGGCTGATGGTACTCGATACGCTGTTTATGCAAACGGGCAGGGTATTCCAGTTTCAGGCCCGAGTGGTGAGCCAGTTAAGGCGCAGCAGTCGGGCGCAATGAACTCAACTATCCAAAATGCAATTCTTGAGACAGATGAAAAAGTGTCTGCAACCAGAAACGCTATCACTAACCTCAAAGATGCACTTGAGTACAGCAAGAAAGCATACGACGGTGTTGGCGCTGCGCAGCGGGCTAATATTCGCGGATTAATTGGTGAAGATGAGCGAGCTACTGCAACCACAATGCTTGATAACATTGTGACCGGTAACGCATTAGAAATGCTGAAAGCTACGTTCGGTGGTGCGCCGACTGAGGGTGAGCGAGCTATCTTGCTTCAACTTCAGGGTTCAGCAAACTTGCCAAGAGCGCAGCGTGAGGCTATTTACACACGTGCAATTCAAATGGCAGAAGCTCGGTTGGCATCCAGTGAGCAAAAAGCTGGTCAGCTACGCAGCGGCACATACTTCTCGTCACAGCCGCAGCAGGGTGTGCCGTATGCGGATGCGGGGCAGCAACCGCAAAGCACATTTAATTTATTTGATTAATTTGTATGCTATATTTCCCTCACTACGGTGGGGGATATTATGTTTAAAATTATTAGCACATGGATAATAAGCATTGTTTTGTTTCTTTTGGCTGCTTGGTTTTTAACATGGTTGCATGGTTTCTTGGGTGGCGGTATTTTTTTAATAATTGTTTTAATATTATTGCTTGAGCGCTATGTTAATCGAGTCGAGAAACAGCTCAAAGGACTGCAGTCGAGAAATATTGAGCTTGAGGAAAAATGCGACAGTCTCTCTTGGCAGATACATGATTTAAAAAATAAACTTCATGATAAGTTTTAACAAGGGGTAGGCATGAAGAAAACATTACTAGCAGTAGGGCTTATGTGCGCAAGCTTTGGTGCTTACGCAAATAGCAATTGTTATGGCAGTGACACTATGTATACATGTACAGACTACAAAACAGGGAACACTCACCGAGTAACAAAGTTTGGTAATAATACTCAGGTTAATTCATACAACAGTCGCACAGGCTCTCAATGGAGTCAAAATACACAAACCTACGGGAACCAATCGTACACCAATGGTCGCGACCAAAACGGCAATACTTGGCGACACAATACAAACCAAATTGGTAATACTCAGTTTTACAACGGCAATGATAGTAAAGGTAATTACTACAATGGAAGCTGCAACCCTTATGGTGGATGCACAACCAATAGGTACGGACAGTAAAATCTTAAAAGCCCACTTCGGTGGGTTTTTTAATGCCTAAGGAAAAGTTATGAAGCTATCACAATTGCAGCAAGCATACGCAAACCCCAATATGCGCAAATTCTTAGATTTGATTGCTCAAGCCGAGGGCGTGAAACATGGCTATAACACTATGTTTGGCAACGAGCGTTTTGGTAGTCTAGCCACACACCCCAACGTGCGAAAAGCATTCAAGCAAACTGATGGCAAAACAAACTACACCACAGCAGCAGGGCGCTATCAGTTTTTAAATAGCACGTGGAATAACTTGGCTAAGCGTTACGGCTTTCGTGATTTTAGTCCGCAGGCGCAAGACTTGGGCGCAATTGCTTTAATAGCTGGGCGTGGTGCATTAGATGATGTCCTAAAAGGCAATTGGCAGGCAGCAATTCAAAAAACAGGCAAAGAATGGGCATCTCTACCAAGTTCTACTTACAAACAAGGAAAGCGATCTTGGGATTTTGTGAACAAGATATTGGGTAGCAATGTTCAACCACAGCAAGGCAATGGCCCACAGTTTGTTGATTTGACGGCGCTCGGATATAAAGCGCCGGCAGCCAGTCCTGTACAGCCCAACTTTGTTGACCTTAATGCGCTTGGGTATCAGGGCAATTCACAGAACACCCAACCGCAATTTGTAGACTTAAAAGCACTCGGATATAAAGGATAAGCCATGTCTAGCGCAGAATTGAAAACATTTATTGAAAATGCCCGGGGTAGTGGCGCAACTGATACCAAGATTTTCTTAGCAATCATGGACAGCCCGAAATTCAAAAAAGGCATTGAGAAAGGCAACGCCATGGGCATGACTAACCGTGATATTGCGGCCGGACTCGGCTTAAATATCCCGCGCGCTGCGGTTGACCTAAAAGCCGAAACACAAAAAGAAGTCAAAAAGCAGGCAAAGGCAGCGGGCAAAACACAAGCATGGGAATCTGCATTGCTTGGCGCGTCTGACTTGGGCGCAGGTGTACTGCAAGGCTTCTCTTATGCTGCCGATGGTGTAAGTGGTGGGTTAAACAAGCTGCTTGGCACCAATCTGGATACCAACTCCTATGAGCGTGTGACCAAAGCGCGCAAAGATGTAGATGACTGGCACAACCTACGCAGACAAGAAAACGATCAGGGTTTTGATGGCTGGCGCTTGGGTGGCCAGATTGCAGGCACAGCACCGATGGCCAGCCTAGCACGTGGCTATCAAGGTGCCAACATCTTAAGTAAAGCGGGCGCAAAAGTCACAGGGCATAACGCCTTGGTTGGTGCCGGAATTGGTGCCGCAAGTTTCGCTGAAGATTCAAATCAACGTCTTGGCAATACAGCCTTGTCCGCGATTGGCGGTGGTGCTGGCGGTGCTTTAGGTGAAAAGGTTGGTCAAGGCGTGTCGAGAGTGGCGCGAGGTGCTAAGAACCAGGTTGCCCGTTTCTCGACTGAGCGAACTAATGAAATCCTACGCTCAATTGATGAAAAACTGGAAGCAGCATTAAGAGCAAATCCTGAAACTCAAGGTATGCGCCTAAGCGACTTATCTGATGAGGTTGTATCTGGCCTGCGAGCAGAGGCGCGACAAGCACTGCAATCAGGCAAAGAATTAAACCCAACAGCAGTGGCTCGAAAAGCTGCTTTAGATCAAGTTGGCATCAAGGGTACGCGCGGCCAGATCACCGGTGATGCAAAGCAGTGGCAGCAAGAAGCAGAGCTGGCAAAACTCCAAGGCGTGGGCGATGATCTGCGCGAGAAGTTTATCTCTGATAACGAGCGATTGGCTGAATTGCTCGATCTAGAACAAACAGCCACAGGCGGCCGTTCAGTTGATCAGTTAGGCGCGGGGCGCGATGCAGCCGAATCATTGTTAGATCAATACTCGGCGAATAAACAGTTTGTGCGCGGTGCGTATGAGGCGGCCCGAAACGCGCCGGGTAATGATGCGCTGATTAATGGCCAGGGTTTTGCAAATGACGTATTTACCGCGCTGGATGATCAGGCTCTAGCAACATTCCTGCCGGCAGATATTCGCAATATCGTAAAGCAGATCAATGATAATCCGCAGTATTTCACACTAAGAAAGGGGGAGGAGCTAATCAAAGTCCTAAATGACCATTACAAGTCATCTCTGCAAATGGGGGAGCCAACCGCAACGACACGCGCACTCGGTGTTGTGCGTCAAGCGCTACAAGGACGCCAAGACGAAGCGTTACAGGGGTTGCTGGCACAGGGCAATGATGCAGCTCAGATGTATCAATTTGCACGTGAAGCACACAGGGCCAACAAATCACTGCAAGTCAAAATGCCGTTGCTGCAAGATGTTTTAAAGCAACAAGCCAAAGGTAGCGTGAACTATGATGACTTGTATAAAAAGCACATCTTAAACGGCAAAGTGGATGAGTTGGCGCAGACGGTCGAAGTGCTTAAAAACACGAATCCGCAAGCAGTCGCAGATATTCAACAAGAAGTCATCAAAGATATTTCAGCAAAAGCGGTCAATTCTAACGGGCAATTCAGCCCAGCCGGGATGAAACGAGCGCTGGAAGCACTGGGTGATCGAAAGTTGAATATTATATTCAACCCAGACCAGGTGAAGCGACTAAAAGATATTCGCCAAGCCGGGCATTATGCTGTGACGCAGCCTGCACATGCGGCGGTGAATAATTCTAATACTGCGGTGGGTGTAGCTAATTACCTTGGGAGAGTTGTTGGTGCAATTGATGGCGTGGGTAAGCGGATACCGTTTATTAGCAACGTCTTGACCGGTCCAATTAGGCAAGCAGCAAATCACAATCAGGTTTCATCAGCCATGGGTGGCGGCTCAATTGCTTCGCCAACTCAGGCTGTAGATATGAACTCCCCGCTTATTGAAAGACTTGTGCAGATGGGTGTTATTGCTGGTGCCAACGATATGAAATAGCCGCCTTCGGGCGGTTTTTAATGGATAAAACTATGCTCGAACATCGACTCGCAACACCTGTCATCCAACCAAGAATGCGATTCTTTGACATTGACGGCAAACCGCTTGTTGGTGGCAAAGTCTACGCATTTAAGGTGGGCACAGAAGAATTTAAGCCAACTTATCGTAACTCTGAATTAACTGCATTAAACACAAATCCAGTCGTTTTGGATGGTGCGGGAAGTGCATTAATCTACTTGCGCGGTGCAAATCTGCTCAAGATTTACGATAGGTACGGTAATTTTATTGAAGAAAGAATTGAGTACCAACAACGTGAGCGTGCTCAATTTTATGACGATTACGGGAGACCTTTAAAAAATGGATACGTTTATACATACGACTATCAATCTACGGTCAGAAAAACATCGTACAGCATTGATAATGTTATAAATCCAAACCCGATTGTACTTGATGAAAATGGTACGGCATTGGTCAATATTGTTGGTGCTTATCGCTTAAGACAGTACAACTCGAAAAACGTGTTTGTCGGTGATCAGGATTTTAAAAGACCACCGATTAAGGCGCTGACATCATTAACATATCCAATTTATCAACTAGAGTCACTGCAATCACGATTCACTGCAATAAACTCCATCTTAATCGACCCTGTTACAAATACTGAAAATATTGAATCAAACTTCACGGTGTCAAACGCACAATACGTCTCAGAAATTACATATGCAACTTTACCGTACGTGCCAATCGAACACATTAAGTCTGACTTTCAGGTTCTTGATGCTCAATACATGTATGAAGTTACATACAACTCTATTTCTGCCTCACCTGAATCCATTGCGTCCGAATTTTCTGTATCCACGGCAACCATCAAAAACGCATTGGTTTCATTCAATGCAGAACCTGAGAGTATCGGTTCAAGTTTTAACGTCTTAAATGCGCAATATATTGAGGAAAATTAAATGTTAAAAGCAAAAATAGAGGTCGGGGCTAGATTTAAATTTATTACAAGCAAGGCGAATGGTCATATTTCAAAAGAAACAGCTTGGTTTAATAATCTGGTACTCGATGCAGGTCTCGATGCAATGGGTGGCGGGGGTACGGCAGATATATCACATGTATGGGTTGGTACAGGAAATAGTACACCTACACCGACACAGACAGGGTTGGACAATACTCTAGCAGGAACAAGCACAGTACAGGGTAGTCAAACTGGTGTGCAGACATCCAGCTTACCGTATTACTACTGGATGCGGAGAACATTTAGGTTTGGTCTCGGAGTTGCAGCAGGAAATCTATCAGAAGTTGGACTTGGTAACAGCTCAAGGTCAATGTTTAATCGAGCATTGATTAAAGATAATGCAGGAAATCCAACAACTGTTACTGTTTTGTCCGATGAATTTCTAGACGTTGTTGTTGAGCTTAGAGTTTATCCAAAAACAAATTTCTCAGGACAATTTCAATTGCTAGACAAGTTTGGAGCTTTAGTAAGCGAACATACTTACACGGGGAATGCTATTCTATTTCAGGACTCGATTGCGTGGTCTATCAGAAGTGTTGGCGGGCAATTTTTAGGGGTTGGTGGAACGACATGTAATCCATCTAATACTTCATATCCAAATACAACGGGATGGTCTACAGAACCTGTGACAATATCGCGCCCTAGTAATTTAAGGTCTATAGTAGTAAGTAGAACGGTTGGTTTAAATGAAGCAAACGAATTTAGTCACAAAGGTTTTAGATTTGGGGTTGGGAACCTACTTACAACCAACCCATCACAAGCGCTTATTGGATACAAATGGGATGTAGAGCCGCCAATTACAAAAACAAACCTACAAACACTGCGTTATCAATTTGAACTTAGTTGGAATCGCTATGAGCCTACCTGAAAACAAGCTCTCCACACGCCCCATCTACGGGGCTTTTTTAGTGCCTGACAAAGCTGAACCGCTTGTGGATTTTGAATGGGGCGGGGTGGATTTACTCGACACATCACAGGGTTTGCAGGTCTATATTTGGAAGTGTTACTACCGCGACAATTGGATTTGCATTGAAAATGATGTCGTGAAGCATCAATTACTAAATGTTGAAAATGTGAAGTCTTTAAGCTTGTCTTTTGATTTCAATATGCACCCAACCATCGCATACACAACCGAAAATGCAGATAAGCAAATTTCAACTTTTTTGTACTGGTACGACACGGCACAGGCAGCGCAAATCACCACTGAATACGGTACTGAATACATAACCCCACAGGTTTCACTTGATGACCATCGTCTGCACCAATCCGCAAATGCTGACATCATTTTTGCGTACATTAAAAATGGCAATTTGTACTACCGGCAGCAGCGTGACCGCTTCTTGATAGAGCGATTACTTGCTGAAAACTTGGGAGAATATGCAGAACTCATTCAAATCGGAATGAGTACAAAAAATAGATTTCAGTTTGTCTACACTTAGCACCCAACCGGGTGCTTTTTTATTACCAAAATTTAGGGGGCGCAATGTCCAACGACTATTTGTCTGATCCACCTGCAGCCACATCTGGACAACTACTTGCGATATCAGAAAGTATCAGCCAACTGCGCCAAGAGATGCGTCAGGAAATGCGAAAACTGGAAGATGTGCCGCAAAAAATTGATCGTATGAGTATGCAGTTTGATCAGCTTCAGGAAAAGCAACAGAATCTTGATAACAATGTGCAAAAGATCCAGAAGAATCTTGAAGATGATCTGGATAGAACAAAATCAAGTCTTCGAGATGAAATGAAGCAAATACGTGTGGATGCTGAGGTAAGGCACAAAGAAGTCGATATGCAGATCCGGGTACTCCACGAAAGTAAAACCAAAATAGATAGTGTGACCAATCTGGTCCGCTGGGGCGGTATTGCTATCATCGGTTTATTTGCAGCTGCCTGGAATAATCAAACTGCTAAAACCGACACAGTGAATGCACAAGCAATGGCGAATAGTCAAAAAATTCAGGTCCTTGAAAAACAATCTGATCAGACCCTTCGCACCTTAGAAGAAATCCGCAACAAACTTTACGAACGTAACTATATGAGTGAGACAAAATGAACTTTTTACAAGAAAACGCGCTGAAATATACTAGTGTTAAATGGCCCCTAATTGGGGCTTTTTTATTGGGCGTTATTCCTGTTTTACTGCAGGAAGGGATCAATACACAGCTCATTCCGGCTGAATACCATTCACTGATTTTAACCATTGTGCTGCCCGCCTTAGCTTACTTTGGCAAAAAGAAATATCAGCCCGAACTACATCCAGAGCCAACCATCCTAGGCTTTGCAAAACTGCCAGTGGATTCAATCACTTTTGATGAAGCGTTTCGAAGGTTAATTGGCCATGAAGGTGGTTACAGCACAGATCGGCGCGATCCGGGCAACTGGACTGGCGGCAAGGTGGGGGTGGGCATCTTAAAAGGTACTAAGTACGGCATCGCTGCAAACACTTATCCAAATCTGGATATTAAAAATTTATCACTTGCTCAGGCAAAAGAGATCTACAAAAAAGACTGGTGGGATAAATTAGGTGGTAATGGTCTGCATTCAGCTATCACATTCCAGCTCTGGGATTTTGCAATTAATGCCGGGAAGAAGCGTGCGATCCAGGAATTGCAGCAAGCGGTTGGTGTAACCGCAGATGGCATCATTGGCCCTAAAACCATGGAAGCCGTGAATGCTCATGATCTAAATGACGTGATTCTAACTTTAACTGCTGAGCGATTAAGGTTTTACACATCCTTAAAAACATGGTCCACATACGGCAAAGGTTGGACGAATCGTGTTGCGGATAACCTAAAATATGCAGCTCAAGATAATTAGTTTATTGCTGTGCCTCTTCCTATCGGGTTGCACAGCTCATTCAATAAACACAAAAGTTCACGTTACGGTATGCGTGCAGTGTGTGAATTGAAAGCCCTCAAGTGTGGACTTTGAAATATTAACGTCTCGCTAATGTTGAATAGTATTTAGATAAATAATCAGGCATATTAAATAAGATTTCTTCATATAACTCTATTAACTCACCTGATTCTACTTTGGTTTTCACCTTAGGGTATGAATCAATATATCCGAAAACTGGATTAGGCTCAGCAAACACACTATGAAGCTCACCTAATATGCCTTGACTGGTATTTAATCTGTCTAAGTGCTCCCTTTCATGGGGGGTGTCATCTTTAAAATTGAACTCATAAGCCTTTATTAAACCTGCCAAATCATCAATATCATCTAAGATGGTATTCACTAATGTTTGATATTTAAGGGCGAACTCATCACCATTATTTAAGCCAGTATAAAAAGGTTTTCGAGTGCGCATAAATAAACTAAAAGCATCTATATTTCTCTTCATCCGTCTAGTTAGGGTGATGATCTCTTTTTGCTCTGATGCTATTTTTGAAACAAAATGCGGCTCTTTCCAGTCGGTATACAAATACGCTGCAATGACTGCTGCTGCTAAAGTGGATACTGCGCCAAAATAACTTCCAGTTGTGCTAAGCGCATCCTTCATGCCATCGGGACTCGAAAATGCAAATATTGCAAAGGTCGCCATTAAAAATACAAATGCTACCGATAGGCTTACAACAAAGCTGAAAGCAATTGGCTTAAATCTATTCAACTCCACACCCCACTCAAAATCACATAATTACTCTGCAAATTTAAAGCCCACCCCGGCTCCTTCCTAAAAATCTCCCCATTCTTAATCGTGTGTTCTATGTAAAAATAGACCCATGTTTTCATTGTTATTTTCCGCTATCAATCGAGTCTGTTTGCAATCTCGCTTGCTGTGGCATTGTAATAAACCATCAAGCTGCGTAAATCTTTGTGACCAATCATTCTCGCCAAGTCCAAAACTTCGAGTTTTCTAGCAAGTCTGGTGCATGCCTCATGCCTTGAGTCATGAAAATGCAAATCTTCAATTTCACACTTGTCTCTCAACTTTCGCCAGAGCGTATCAAAGCTTGAGTCTTTCACAGTGAATACATGATGACACCCAATGCCACGCATAAGCTCAAGCAATTCAACTGCGCGTCTCGATAGTGGCACATGGCGCTTAGTTCCGTTCTTTGTCTCATTCAGTGTGACATATCTATCTTTCAAGAAAACTCGATCCCAAGTTAGTCCGCGTATTTCACCAGCTCGCATGGCGGTCTCAAGCGCAAGCAAGAAAGCAATCATAATCTGTTGAGTAATGTTCTCTGGCGGCTGATTATCAAACTCTGCAGCCAAACAAAGCCTGTAAATTTCATCTTCCGAAACGCGTCTGTCTCGATGCGCTGGCGGTGGTGGCATCTTCAAGTCACTCATAGGTGACTCATAGACCCATTTCCACTCTGTGCGCGCTACTGTAAACAAAGCTGACAGTATATTTCCCTCGCGTCTAACCGATGCAGGCTTGACTGTTTTTAACCTGGTATCTCGCCAAACAACAAAGTCATCCGTTGTGAGCTTGGCAATGTGCTTTTTGCATAGTTTGGGAAAGTTTTTCTGAAATGCTTTGAATCGCTTAATTTCAGCATCACAACCTTTGTGTTTTGGGCACACTTCTGCAATGTATCTTTCAATTGCACAATTTAATGTATAATCAGGAAGCTTTCCGCGTGATAACTCTCTTAATTCAGTTTCACGTTTTGATGCCCAAGCGCGAGCCTGAGTCTTAGTGTCAAATGTCGCACTTTCCCGAGTACCATTTACACTAATCTCAGCGCGCCAGGCATTGCCCCTTTGTCTGAAAGTGGCCATAGTTTTCTCTCTAAATCAGGCTGGCGTAATTTTGGCGTAATTCATTTAGAAGAAATAATAAGGAATAATGAGAAAAGATGTAACTAGCGGCCACCAAGAAGCCAACTAAACCAATAATAATAAAGAAAAAATTAGATAAAATGAGCAAACAGGACAAAACACGAAATTTGCAAAAATGCCCGCCGGGCGCACCAAATTCTGATCAATAAAAAACTATAAAAATTACCAAGATTCAATGATTTAAAATTCTTTACTTCAGTTTTGAACCAAAATCCTTTCCATAATCTGGCTTGAATAACGAATGCTGAACCATCATCGAAGGGCAATGCTTATTGGTTTGCCTTTCTATCTGTGGTTAAAAAGTAGTCATAGGACTGCATTTTCTTTGTATTTTTATCTTTGTTCTGATTAAAAAATATCACTTTTAGGTTTTTACAGCCTCATCACCCACAAAACAGAAACATCCGCTTTAAGTTTTACATCAGGACAGAAAAGCTGAATAAAAAATCTGTTTAATCAGAAAAATCTCGTCACTACATCAGATCAGTTTAGTGAAATATAGAAGCACCTAAATTTAAATAATCTATATGATTTTAAAATATTTTTTCTTTATATGACTGGCATTGAGATGGCATATCAAAAATAAGCATAACTGTCGGATGAATTCGCCATAGCCGGAAGCGATTTTTCAGCCTATAAATGTCGCAGGGTAAATTATTAAAACACCATAAGAGTCAGAACAATGGGTTATATCGTTAAATTAATTCCTGAAGAAGTCTATTTTGTGCCGAATGATCATGAAATTGGCATGACAGAATCGCGTGAAAAAGCAATTGCAGAGGGTCTGTTTTTTGAATATGCCAATGCGCGGGCAAAAGTCAGGCTGTTTAATAAAGACCTAGTTGAAAATATTGATTACATCATTGAATCGACCAGTGAAGACCCGGTGCAACTTAAGTAAAGCTAGACATAATCCAAGAAAAATAGTCAAAGAAAAAAGGACGCTGAATTGAGCGTCCTTTTGATGAATAGGGGATCAATGAGTCGTATCTAGCTTATTCATTATGGATGATTCGGTTCCTGATACACAATCAGGGCCGTTAAAATAGGAACTGCGAAGGCTGGAATTAACAGCATAATCCAGTACTCGACGCTTGGCATGTTGCTCAAGAATTGATACACGATAAAACCTAGACCTAAAACTGCAAACAGGCAGAATGCAAACAGAATAATAAATTTTTGCAT